CGATCAATCGAGTAGCTGGTCATATCCTTAACCTTGTCGCGAATCATAAACTGGATACGCTCTTGATTCATAACGGAACGGAAAGCAGTCGATACGGGAGTGGCAGCTGGCTGAGCCATTTACTTTATAGGTATAAAAAAAAGCGACGCTGATAACACAATGAGGGTGGTTAAGCGAAATGGTGATGACCAAGAAATGCTCTTCGACAAGGTGACCAAGCGCATCAAAGGACTCTGTGAGGGCATCGAGGTCCAGGCTGATAAGGTGGCCCAGAAGGTCTTTTCGGATATGTTTGACGGTATCACAACCACCCAGATTGATGAAATTTCAGCCGATGTCGCGATCCATATGATTACTGAACACCCTGATTACGAAATTCTCGCGACACGGATCGTCGTGAGCAACATGCACAAAACTCACCCTAAGTGTTTCTCCGATTCTATGCTCGCTCTGCATGGAAATGGGGTCGTTTCGGATGAATTCATGAAATGGCTTACACTCGAGGCTGATTCTTGGATTGATCACCGGCGTGACTATACATTCGGATACTTTGGTCTCCGGACTCTGCAGAAGATGTACCTGAACAAGAACGAGACGCCGCAGTATATGTTTATGCGCGTCGCGTTTGGTATCCACGGGGATGATTACCGGCGGGTTCGCGAGACGTACGACCTGATGTCTCAGTTGTTTTTTACGCACGCAACTCCGACTCTGTTCAATGCTGGAGCCAAGCGCGCCCAGATGTCGAGTTGTTTCCTTCTGGCCATGAAGGATGATTCGCTCGAGGGAATCTACGATACTATGAAGAATTGTGCCCAGATTTCCAAGTGGTCTGGTGGAATTGGTCTGCACGTCCATAATGTCCGGGCGGCCGGAGCAAAGATCCGTGGGACGAATGGAACATCTGACGGTATCATCCCGATGCTCCGTGTATTCAACAATACCGCCCGGTATGTAAACCAAGGTGGTCGTCGCAAGGGCTCGATCGCAATCTATCTCGAGCCGTGGCACGCAGATATTATGGAGTTTCTGGAGTTGCGTCTGAACCAGGGTGATGAGGAGTCGCGCTGCCGCGATCTCTTCACGGCTCTCTGGATTCCAGACCTTTTCATGCAGAAGGTTGAGGAGGATGATGATTGGCACCTGATGTGTCCGGACGATTCACCCGGCCTGGCTGATGTATACGGTGATAAGTTTAATGAATTGTACCGGATGTATGTGGCTCAAGGCAGGTTCAAGCGGGTCGTCAAAGCTCGGGACATCTGGAACTCGCTGATCAAGAGTCAGGTTGAGACTGGTACGCCTTACATGCTCTACAAGGATGCCTGCAATGCAAAGTCGAACCAGAAGAATCTGGGGACGATCAAGTCGAGCAACTTGTGTACCGAGATTATCGAGTACTCCGACAAGGATGAGGTTGCCGTCTGTAACCTGGCCAGTATCTCTTTGCCAGCCTTTGTGAAGAATGGCGAGTTTAACATCGAGAAGCTCTGCGAGGTGACACGGGTTGTGACGCGTAATCTGAACCGGGTGATTGATAAGAACTTCTATCCGGTACCAGAGGCGGAAAAGAGCAATAAGCGCCATCGTCCGATCGCCATCGGTGTTCAGGGTCTGGCGGACGTATTTATGATGCTCGGACTTACATTTGACGAGCCTCGTGCTCGGCAGTTGAATACTGATATTTTTGAGGCTATATACTTTGCGGCTCTCGAGGAATCATGTCTGCTTGCAAAGGAAGAGGGTCCTTATGAGACATTCAAGGGATCTCCGGCTCACAACAAACAGCTCCAGTTTGACTTGTGGGGTATTACAAGGCATGGGTTTGATAGTCTCAAGGATGATATTGTCAAGTGGGGCTTGCGCAATTCTCTGCTGGTCGCACCAATGCCTACAGCGTCGACGGCCCAGATTCTGGGCAACAATGAGTGCTTCGAGCCTTATACTACCAACTTGTACCTGCGGCGGACACTTGCGGGAGAGTTTGTGATGATCAACAAGCACCTGGTCAAGGATCTGCGCCAGATTAACATGTGGAACAAGGATATCAAGGATAACATCATCGCGAACGGTGGAAGCATCCAGCAGATTGAGAATATCCCTGATAAGATTAAGGAAATCTACCGGACAGCCTGGGAGATTTCACCAAAGTCGATCGTTGAGATGGCGCGCGATCGCGGCGCCTACATTGACCAGTCGCAGTCGATGAATCTGTTTGTCGAGAATGTATCCACCTCGAAGCTGTCAAGCATTCACATGTATACGTGGAAGCTTGGACTCAAGACGGGTATGTACTATCTGCGCACACGCCCAAAGGCCAAGCCGGTTCAGTTTACGCTCGATCCGACAAAGTATGGCTCGACCAATGGTCCAGTCTGTCGGATGGAGGAAGGTTGTGTCTCGTGCTCTGGTTAATTTCTAAGGTTATAGTAAATGCCGAACAAACTACTAAAGGCTGTTCTGAAACTGGAGACGTTACGCGAAGCATATATGTTTCCGACCAAAGAGCAAAAGAAAATCCTTAATATGGCCGAGAATGCTGCCGAGGCGATACTTATACAAGGTATGACTGTCGCGGCGAACAAAAATGTCTTAACAAAGCCAAGCACCAAAAAGAAACCTAATGTTAAATTTAACTTAAAACTCCCTGCTAAAATAAAGAAAGGTCGTTTCACGGTAGCCACTCGCTAGCCTCATATTGTCTTTATATATTCCCACGACAATTCGTGACAAATCTTTTTCCAAATTTGATCTTGTTTGTACAACTTTTCTTTAGATTTCAAGAGTTGGAAACAAGGAAGGTAGTCATCCTCACCCAAAAGCTCGCAGAACTTGTACAGAACGTAAGAATAACTTAGGAAATTCTTTCGATCAATTGGTCTATGTTTCTCGAACGGCTTTTGGATGTGGTGAAACATAAGCCGAAGTTTATCCTCCATGGCTTGATTCATGGTTGGAGGTTTAATGCCGTTTAGGATTGTCGTAATGTACGGAACGTGCTCATAGTACTTGTTCATATTGAGTTTCTTCAAAAGTGCTCGAACTTTGGAGTGTGTAATCTCAGAAACATCCTTAATCTTTTGCTTCTTGAATTCTGAGCGAATCTGTTCGATGACCTCGTTCGGTACATTAGTAGACTCTTTTGCTTGGAATTGGGCGACCCACTCATTAAAGTGGTTTTCGCGCTTGTACGTGTATATGATATTCTTCTCAATCTCTTGTTCCTCCTTGAAACCAACCTCATCAGATTGGACGTAGCGGGTAATACCGCACCGCAGACAAATCTCGTCACTCGCGGCCGAATCCATCGTAAACTCGACCGAGTCACAATATTTGCAAGGGTTTATTGGTATAGACTTGTGAACCGGAAACGATTCATTCTCGATGGCCGACATGTACTTTTCATAAATGTCCTTTCGTTGTGTACCAATTTTGCGGCTTTTGAATAACGCGCTCTTTTGGCCCGTATCCTCAACCTTTCTTTCTGTATAGTATTCTTTGATAAAGGGGGCGGCCGAAAGCATATACTCTATCATGTCGTCCTCTTGACCGGGTTCTTTTATAAAATCTTTCATTCGATTTTGATAAACTGCTTCCATATAAATTATAAGTCATCTATCTTTAAATCTCGTCATTGTCAGTCGCCTTTGCGGACAAATAGAACTTCATATCACCTAGGTTGGCGATTGTATAGCGCAGAATGATGGGCAGCGAATCATCCTGAGAATTCTGGAGGAGCTGGACACTACTGCACATACTCGTCGCCTTTGTAAACAGATTGATATACTTGAGGCTGAATGTATTTCCGACCCGTCCCTCGATATCATCCGGACACTCGATCGATGTACTCTGGTCGGCAAAGTCTCCCCGGCAACTTAGCTCGAGCATATTTCCATCGCGGAAAATGCTGATATCGTCAGCCAGATTTCCCATGTCGCGACAGATTCGCTGAAAGTCAACCGCCGGAAAAGTGGTGATGATGTCAGTGTCGAGATCCGGACTCTCGAGCAGATCCTCGTCAATGTCCAGAAGCTTCAGGTTAAACTTGGATGATGACCTTTTAGTCTGATTCTGGACTATAATCTCGAGCGTCTCGCCGGTCGTGATGCTCATCTCTAGCGTGTCGTTATTCGTTACGGACTTGAGCAGCTTGTATGTATTTGCCATATTCATACCAGCGATGACACGAGATGTACAGTCGTACTCTTCAAAATTCTCAGACGCAAGGGTCATGTGGACCAGTGCCGTCCTCGCAATGTCCAGTGCGATGATGTGAACACCATCCTCATCAAAATACAGATTCACGTCATTTATAATATCCTTCAAGACTTCGAAAACACTCTTGATCGCGACCGCTTGGATCGTTCGAAGTTTCATTACTAAATATACGATTAAAATGTTTATATAGATTAATGGATTTGTCTCAACAGATCATACGTATATCATCACGACCAAATGCATTTCCGGCCAATGGAGGAGGAGCTCCAAGAAATGTAAACATCTCACCGCGTTTAGTAAATGCCAATGGACAAGTGTTTTCAAGATTTAATGCCAGAAATGCAAGACGACTTACGAATTTTCCAACAGAAGATGGAATATATTTATGGATAGTATCTGTCAACATTACAAATCTGAATGATTATAGTGCGAGTTATGTAAAAGTAAATCCTTATTTTGAGTTTGGTTCAAAGCATTTTATGATAAAAAATAGAAGGCCAAACATGGTTGTTGTGGGTGCGGGTGAAATGGAAAAGAATGGTACAAATGTCCGTTACAATCTTTTGAGTGGAACTTATCAAGTTGTAATTAATGAGGGACTTCGAGCAATGGGTATAAGTGATGATCAGATTGAGACT